AGTTCCAAGGTCTGAATCTCGGTGATATTCAATCGTTCCTTAGCGGTTCCGGTGGACAACAAGGAATCTTTGGTCTTAGCAACCAAGCCGCGCAACAAGCTGGTATGGGGCTTGGTGAGGCAAGGGGGGCGGAACTCGGTCAGATGACCGGACAAGCAGGTCTTACACGTGGATTGATGCAAGCGTTGTCGCCGGAACAGGCTGGCGTGGTGCAAGGCTTCGACACAGAGGCGCAAAGAGCATTAGCCGCCTCCCAAAGAATCAGCCCAGAAGAACAGCGCGGATACCAACAGACAGCGCGTGAAGCTGCCTCTGCGGCTGGCCGTCTTGGTGGAAACGCCGCTATTGCCTCCGAGGTGATGGGGCGTGAGGATGTATTTGCTCGCAAACGTGCCGAGGCTGCACAAGCGGGGCAGAACGCTTACAATGCCGCGCAGGGGTTCTACACTCAGCCAGGATTAAATCTTCTGAGTTCCGCCCCATTGTCGTATCAGCAAGGGCAGCAGTTCATCAACACCGGACTTGGCGCGATTGGATCGGGAACGCCTCAGTTGTTTGATACCTCCGTGGGGCTTAACCTTGGTGCGGCACAACGCGCTAACCAGCTTGCGGCGGCACAAGCTAACGCACAGGCACAGGCTTCTCGTAGTGCGGGGTTCATGGGTGCGCTTGGAAGTATCGGCGGTGCGCTTTTGACTGCCCCGATGACTGGCGGGGCTTCCCTTGGCGGTCTTGCTCTTGGTAAGGCTGGATCATTATTCAAGTAAAAATCAACAATATGGCGACTTACGGAAGAGGACAGATGCTAGGTTCGGGGATCAACCCTGAGTCATTCAAGCTGGATTACAGCGGGATGGCTAATGCTGCTGCTACGCAAGCACAGGGGGTTGCAGACCTTGGGCAAAGCATAGGCAATACGATCTCGATGGTGGGTGAGGAATACAAGGAGAGGAAAAAAGAACAAGCGGAACAAAACAAACAGATCAAGTTAGCTGAGAATGTAGGAAAGCTGATTGTCCAAACCATGCCGGAATATGCCGACATGATTAACCCAAGCCTTCTTGCAATTAGCGACCAGAACATTCCGCTTGCCGATAGGGTTATTGAAGCACTCAACATTACCGAAGGATTCAAGACTCGACTTGACCTTGAGGGTCTAAAAAGAGAACGTGAGATGGATGCGATGAGAATGCAGAAGATGCGTATGTCAATGCAACCTAGTTCTGATGCTGTTGAGGAGACGCAAATTGTATGGTAAATTCATTCAATAAATTCAAATGCCAGAAAAACCATTAACATCACTTCTGAGTCCTAATTCAAACTTGCGCTCTAAAGTTGCAAGTCTTGATTCTGCTATTGATACGCTAAGAGCAAACGGGATGGAGAGTCAGGCTAATATGCTCTACTCTAATCTTCAACAGGCGATAGCAAACAAGGACATTGATAATCTAAAGGCGTATTCAGGTCAGTTGATGGCATTGAATACCAAGAATCTTACCGTTCCCGCAGAGGCAAGAACACCTAAAGATGAAGTAGCCAGATCAATCGAGCAACTTATTAGCGTTGCTGACAGTCGAAACATAGTAATTCCTCCGGCAGACCTAGCTGCCGCCGCTAATGCTTTTGCATCTAAAGATCAACGTGCTGCATCTGCTTTAGCTAATGATATAAGTGAGCTAGTAAATAATCGCATTAAGATTCAAGATGAGGAAGAAAAAGAACAAATTGAATTGGATGACGGCAGCATTGCTATTGTAGGCTTAAAGTCTAGAAGTCGATACGACAATACGGGAAATATAATTCCATTTGGCAACCAAAACGCGCAAATTTTCAGATCGGTTGTTAGTGAGGCTTATTCTCCTCAATCAAAAGAAATCATGGCAGCAATGGGTGGTGGGAATGATTTGGTTGGAGCCTCTGCTATTGGTGCGCCAATGCAAAAACAACCAGACATAGGTGCAAACCCAGAAGCGTATGCTGCTATGCAGAAATCGCCAGAGCCTGCACTTGACCCAATAGAAAGAAACACAAGAGCTAACGAACGCGCTAGACTTCTGTATGAATCAGGAGATAGGATAGGTGCGCTCAATACCTTGAGAGCATTAAAAGCAGAAGATATTTACGGAGATATTACCGACGAGACTTTGGATTCTTATTTTGGCAAAAGCTCTGCAACTGTTCCAAGTAAAATACCACTTGGTGAAATTATCAAATAAAGATGCCTGACTTAACAAGAGATAGCCTTTCACGGGCGCGTGAGGAGGGCTACTCCGATCAAGAAATAGCATTGCATATTTCCGAAGGTCGTGACGACATTAAGAATGCAATGGAAGAAGGCTATTCCCTTGATGAGATTGCAGATTATCTTTCTGGGAAACAAGCTCCGAGGCAAGAAGAGAAGCAGGAAGAAAAGAAAGAAGAACCTAAAGACCCAAGCATAGGGCGTATTGCTGCTGGACTTGGTGCTGAGATTGTGTTGGCAGAGGGCATGAAGGCGGGGGGGGCTGCTGGCGGAGCCGCAATAGGTGCGTTAGGAGGTCCAACTGCTCCAATTACTGTTCCTGCTGGTGCTCTTATTGGGTATGTAGGCGGAGCATTAACTGGCGGAGTTTCAGGTTCTATTGCAGCACAAAAAATAGAAGGGGCAAGTGATATTGATTATGGAAGAGTGGCTATTGACACTCTTTTGAATTTAATTCCTGGAAGCAAGATTGGCAAAGCTGGAGGTAAACTAGCAAAAGTTACCGGTGCGATTGCCAAAAGACCGATTGCTTCTGGTGTTGCTATTGGCGGATTGGCAACTCCCGCTTACATGGCGGTTGAAGAAGCTGGCGGCAAAGAAGATTACTCGCTTAAAGACTACCTAATCGGAGCGGGAACAAGCGCAGCGTTGGGAGGTGGACTTGGCGTAGCCGAAAGAGCATTAACCGCAGGTGTTAGAAAAATAAGGAATAAGACTCCTGATGAGATCAACAAACTTATTGAAGCTGGCGACCCAACGACTATTGACTTAGTTGACACGCTTACTGCTGGACTTACTCCAGATGATTTGAAAATGGCTCCTGCTAATTTCAAAGGCAGCGTTAGTGAATACATAAGCAATGCGACAAAAGCAACTGCATCAAAAGTAGTGCCTACCAGAGTCATTGGATATGACGCAACGACTGCTGCGAAGAAAGCGAAGGCTTCCGTGGAAGCTGTTGAAGGAACAGCAACAAACATAGGTAGTCGAATCGACTCATATCTTGAAGCAAACCCACAATATCGGGCTGATGCAATAGCGTTTCTTGATGGTGAAGATCGTCCTGACTTACCGCCTGAACTGCTGGAGCAACTTGTATTTGGCAGAAGCAAGATACGGACAGAGCAGCAACGGATGATTGATCTTGATAATAGCGGAGAGAAACGACTTCCAGAAGGTAAGTCAGATATGCTGGCGGCTAGCCTTAATCGTGACGACTATCTGACTAGAGGTTATGAGTTTTTCCAGAATCCAAACTACACGCCATCCCCTGAGAAGTATGACGCGCTAAAACGTCGGCTAACAACTGGGCTTACCGACGAAATGAAGGATGCTCGGATGAAAGAGTATATTCGTGATTACAGAATGCCAAGTAACGAGGCAGAAGCAATAAGGAGATTCCATGGAATTCGTCCTGGTGGGGAAGGTAAATCAAACGAGGCTTATCAAAGAGACCTCAAGGCTAGTTCTACTCCTAGTAAAGAACAAATTGAAGCAAAACAAAAGCAGCTTGATGAAGAAAAAATGACTGAAGAGGAAGCCAACAAATACTTGGCAGAACTTCAGTTAAAGATGAAGGGGAATCCTACGGAGTTTTCTGCATTTATGCAGGGGAAAGGAACTCCAAATGTATTAAAGCAAAGAAAGGTTGTTTCACAAGAGCTAGAAGATTACCTTGGGCTGATTACACAACCTGGACAAAGAGTAAAGTCAACCATATCCGTTCTCAATAGGATCAACGAATACAACGAATCTGATGCTAGGATTGCAAAGTCTTTGCTTGATTCTGGCATGGCAGTAAAAGCGTCTGATCCTAATTTCCAACAGGGGCTTCAACCCTTGAAACTCAAACGTGGCGATGCAATGTTTGATGGGGAACCATTGTTTGTTGATCCTTACACTCAGAACGCAATCAACAAGGTTTACGCAGGAGGAGTAGAAGAACAATCCAACTTGCTTGCGGCTCGCTTAATGGGGGATATTTATGAGACTGCCGTATCTGGTTTGAAGTCGGCTAAGGTATTGGGAAATCTTTCGTCTTATTTAATCCAAGCCCCAAGCAACCTTGCAGCAACACTCGGTGCGGGAATGAATCCTGCCCTTGGTCTTGGTAATGCTGTGAAAATGGCACTTGGAACACTTGGTGGAACAAAGCTAGGCAGCTTGCCAGTAATTAAAAGATTCGCTAATGAAGCACCTCCAATAACTTTGCAGAAGTTTAAGGACTACAAGAAGCGCGGAATGATAACTGGCAACATTGCCTATGAGGATCTCAAGGCTGGGCTTCAAGGGAAACGCATTGGAAAGGTTCTTGAGAAAGTGACTAATGTTCCTGGTCGTGTTTACAGTTTACCCGATAACATATTTAGAGTTGTAAACTACGAGAACAATATGCACGTCTTGAAAAAGATGATGCCAACTGCTACTGATGAGCAGATCAAAGAAATGGGAGCAAGACTCACAACAAAGACTTACCCCAACTACGATTCAATAAGCCCTGAACTGAAGGCACTTTCAAGGGCTGGCGTAATGCCTCAGTTTGTTACCTACTCTCTTGAGTTTGCAAGGACTCAGTTTGAGCAAGCCAAGGCAATAAGAGACATGATGAATGGCACTTTGGTAGCAAAGCTGGGAGATGAGTTTAAGGATATTCCTGTTAATCAATCGGCAATGAAGAAAGAAGCTGCCAAAAGAGCAGTTACTATGGCTGCTGCCTATGCCGCCGCGACATACGGATTGAACCAATTTAACCGCGAGACATTCACGGAAGAAGAAGAGAGGGCTTATCGGGATACTGTTGCGGCAGAATTTGAACGGGACAAACCGCTTTTGCTTTACCGGAAAAAAGATGGGTCTATTGGCTCAGTGAATACTTCCGTTTATCTGCCACAAACCATATTGGCGAATCCCGTCATGTCGATATTAAGAGGCGAAAACGCAGAGGAAGGGACTGGCAATCTTCTAAAGGTTCTTGCCACTGAGCTTGTTGGAGAAGGTTCGTTTGCGCTTCAGGCTGGCACATCAATGATTTCCGGTAGGGATTTTGAAACAGGTGAATTGATTTCCAATGCCCCAAGCACGATGGGACAAGTGGCAGATAGAAGTGCAAACTTTGCCAAGGAATTTATTCCATCCACGATTACTGCATTGCAAAGACCTGATAGGACGACCCAAGAAAAAGTCACAAGACAACTTGGAATACGCGAAGAGAAAAGAACCATTCCAGAAGGTTTTAGATTTAAGGCTCGCCTTGTAAATGAGGCAGTTAAGAATATCAAATCCACCATGTCAGGGCATCAATACGCATTGAAAGATGGCAGGATAACGCCGGAGCAATACGAAAGTCTGGTTGCAAACGAGCAAGCGAACTACGCTGGTAATATGCAGAAAATGTTAGCTCATGTGGATAATCTCAGAACGCTTGGTGAGACCGATGAAACAATCATACCAATGCTTAAGGATGCGAATTTCTCAAGTTCTGACACACTCAACCTGATTGATGGTAAACTTGTTCCATTCGACCCGACAAAAGAGAAAACAACATCCGAATTACTGGATGAGATGGCTGGAAAGAATGATGCGGAAACCCGTCAAAACATTAGGGACTTCATAAAGAAAGACCCGATTGTTGGTGAGAGGATTCTGGGAGCATACAAAGACAGGATGCGAAACCAAGGAATTGTTCTTTCTCCAAAGGAAGCATTGCTTGCTGGGTTGCCAACCGATGAGAAGGTTGCAAGGCTTTTCCCAGAAATCCAATCAAGCCGCGATCCACAAGCCGCAATCAGAAGGCTTGTTAAGAAAAAGATATTGACCGAGACTGATGTATTGAACATAAGCATCAGGCAGAAGGCGCAACGAAATGAGTGACGAAAAACTAGAGAAGTTCAAAGAGAACTACTACGACGACCGCCCTGACAAAAGCGAGTGGTTCCTTGAAGTGCGTGAACGTGCCAAATCTCTCTCCCGTAATAACGTCGAGCATTATGCCCCACACAAGGCAGCGTTGGCGTTGTTCCTTTTATCTCAGGGCGCAAGGATAAGCGAGATTTCCAAGAAAACGGGAATGGGGCGGGACGTAATTCGTGGGTTGGAGTGGCGGCACAACGATACCCTAGAGACGAAGCGTAAAGAGTTTTCCATGCGCTACGCCATCGCCGCGCAGGAATACACCGATTTGCTGTTTGAACGCGCTACGCAGCTATTTGACGACCCTGACAGCCTTGCTAAGATTTCCCCTGAGAAGCTGGCAATCACGGTTGGCATCCTTACGGACAAAGCGGCACAACTTACCGGCATGGCGACTACCGTGGTGGAGCATCGCAAGGGGGCAAGTCTAGATGACGCTGCCAACCTTATCAATGAAGCAAGGTCACGTATCGCCAAGGGCAAGGTAATTGAAGCAGAAGTCGTATGATTTGGAGACCGCATCAAATCCTCACTCCACCAACGGACGAGGAGCTAATTCAGATGACACCGGAAGAGGTGTTGTCTATCCATCGTATCTACCACGAAGCGATTGAGAATGCGGAGAAAGACCCGTATGAGTATGGTTTCCGACTGCCCCACTGGACGAAAGCGGAGGAGCAGCTTCACGAAGTAAACGAAATCCTAGCATTAGGCGGAAATCGCAGCGGAAAAACTCAGTGGGGTGCGTTCTCCGTTGTCCGTGCTGCCGTGGAGAATCCCAACTCCGAGATATTCTGCTTTGCGCAAACATCCGAGGTGTCTATCCGCCAGCAACAAAGCGCGGTGTGGGCTTGGCTTCCTGAGTATCTAAAAACCAAGTTCACTAGCGCAAACGCTTACATTTCCTACAAGAAGAAAACAGGATTCACTGATTCGTCGCTAATCCTCCCGAACGGTTCACAGATTATCTTCAAGACGTATTCCCAGTATCAGAACAACCCAACCATCCTAGAGGGTGCGGAGCTTGGTTCTAGGAGTCCAGTCTGGCACAATATCGGCGTATGGCTGGATGAATACCTTCTCGGACCAGAATTGATAAACACTCTTCGCTTCCGACTTGCAACCCGCAATTCCAAGATGCTTGTGACATTCACGCCGATTGACGGGTGGACTGAGGTTATCAAGGAATATCTGGACGGCGCGATAACCATTGAAAGCAGGGAAGCGGAATTGCTGAATGGCGAGCTTGTCCCGTATGTTCAGAAGTCCAAGAAGCTAAATGCGTCCGTGCATTACTTCCATTCGCAGGACAATGCTTTCGGTGGATACGAGCGCATTAAAGAGACGTTGAAAGGCAGGACACGGGAAGAGATTCTGATTCGTGCATACGGTGTGCCGATGAAGTCACACGCCACCAAGTTTCCCAAGTTCAACAAGGTGGTTAACGTGGTGGAGCCGGACAAGATTCCGAAGACCAACATCACAAGGTATCATATCATCGACCCCGCAGGATCAAAGAACTGGTTTATGTGCTGGATTGCGGTGGACGAGACGGGAACATTTTGGGTTTACCGCGAATGGCCTGGAGTTGACGTAGGCGACTGGGCGGAATGGCGGAACGGCAAGTGGATGCCTGGAGAGGGCGCAAAAGGGCAAGGCTACGGTATCCGTGACTACATTGAGCTTATTGAAAACGTAGAGGAAGATGAAGAGATTTTTGAGCGAATAATCGACCCTAGACTAGGAGCCGCGAAGTATCAGGTTCAAGACGGTTCGTCCTCCATTATTGAGGATTTGAACGAATCTGGGATGGTTTGCATCCCTGCTCCTGGGTTGGATATTGACGATGGACTGCAAGCATTGATCGGGAAAATGGCATGGGATACTTCTAAGCCGTTGGATTCTGTCAACCGCCCGCATTTCTACATCAGTTCCGACTGCGAGAACATCATCCAAGGGTTGTCAGAATACACCGGAGACGGCGGATTAAAAGAGGCATGGAAGGACGTTATTGACGTTTTACGTTACGCAGCAATTTCTGGAATAGATCACGTTGACAATTCCGTCAGTTTGGTTACAACTCAGGGAGGTGGAGGCTATTAACATGAGCGCGAAGAAAGAACCGAAGAAAAGAGGACGACCCGCAAAGGTTGTGGAGCCTGTTGTAGAATTGCCGGAAACGCCCTTAAAAGCGGTGATTTTAGGAGCTTGCAACAACCCGACATGGATGCGCGGCAGGATCGACGGTTTTGGAGTAAACGTCAAAGTCCCCGCACAGATGTCAAAACGCTTGATTGGGAAGGAAGTTAGTGTTATCCTTGTCGATTCCGACCTTGGGGACTACTACCAATACATACCATGAATCCATTGCAAGAAATAGAAGATGAGTCCCTTGTTTACCTAGACAAGAAGCCGGATATTGGTGCGTTGACGAATGCTTACGACACCTGTTTGATTGATCTGGATTACTACTTTGAGTCCTGTTTGCGGTCTTACAATGATCGACGGAATATCTGGGATGGGAAGTCAGACGACCTACGCAAAAACGGGGCGAACGCTTTCCCGTGGCAAGGTGCTTCTGACCAAGAGGTGAACGTGGTTGGCGAGCGCATTGATATGTATGTTGCGCTGTTTGACCAGGCTCTCCAGCGTTCCCACATTAAAGCGTTTCCAACTTCGATGGCGGCAATGCCCAAGGCGGCGGTTGTTTCTGGCTTCCTGAAATGGATGCGTTCCACCTACATTCCCGACTTCAAACGTCAGATGGAGCTTGGTGGGAACTACCTGATGGAGAAGGGGATTATGGTTTCCTACGTTGGTTGGAATCGTGAGAAGCGTTCTTACCTCCAGAGCATCAGCCTAGAGCAGATTCAAGAAGCATCCCCTGACCTTGTTGAGTTGATACTTAGTGGACAAGATGATGAGGTGCTGCTTGATTTGATTCAGCAATCCTTCCCTGACCTTTCCACTAAAAGAGCGAAGAAAGCAATCAAAGACCTTCGCAAGATGGGCGCGGCGGAAATCCCACTTCCTCGTCAAACGGTTGACTGTCCGGTTGTCTATGCTTGCGCTCCCGATGGTGAAGTGATGTTCCCGTCTTACATTTCCGATCCGCAACGCGCTCCGTATATGTTCTGGCGCACCTTCCTCACAGCTCAAGAGCTTGAGAAAAAGGTAACGAACGAGGGCTGGGATCGTGAATGGGTGGACAATGCCATTGAAACCCTTCGCGGGAAAGACTCTATGTATCTCGATGGCGAGAAGGTTAAGACCCAAACACGCCTTCCAATCACAGACGACAATGACCTTGTGATGGTTGTCTATGCGTATCAGCGTTTGATTGACGAAGAGGACGGTTCCGAGGGTATTTACTGCACCGTGTTCCATCCCCAGACAGAAGGCTTTGCCAAGCATGAGCTACTTAACGGATACGACGATTACCCTTTCGTAGTCACCCGCCTAGCCAACGACCAGAAACGAATGTATGAGGTTCAAACTTTTTCAGATATTCTCCGTGGTCCTCAGATGCAAATTAAGACCGAACGTGACAGCCGCATTGATCGTGCGTCTCTCGCAACTCTACCTCCTCTTATGCATCCTGCTGGACGTCCTCCTTCTGATTGGGGTCCAGGTCGCAGAGTCCCGTATCGGCGTTTGGGTGAAATTGCTTTCGGTCCGATTCCTCCGCAAGATAATGGCTCTGTTGAAAGTGAGCTTTCGATGCGTAGTCAAGCTGATCGTGCTATTGGTCTTGATCTTGAAAATCCCCTTTCGGCGGCGCGGCAGCAATACTACATAGGCAAGTTCCTAGACCATGTTAAGGACGTTCTTACGATGGCTTGGAAGCTGTATCAGCGAATGGGACCAGATGAGGTTTTCTTCCAAGTAACGGGGAATCCTAACCCACAAGTGATGACTAAGGGTAGTCCCGATGAGGATTTCTCCATTATGGTTTCGTTTGATTCCTTGTCTAGTGACCCAGATACAGCCGAGACTCAGTTGAAGAACATGGTTCAGTTGGTTCAGTTGGATCGTAACGGCATCATGGATGTAAACAAGCTGCTTGAGTTTGCTGCTTCTTCCATCAATCCTATCTTTGCCGACTATGTATTGCAGCCAGTTGAAGAGTCGCAGCAGAAGGTGGCGAAGAACGTCACTGATGACCTTGCTAAGATATTCGCTGGGATTGAAGTCCCCGCGCAACCGAACGGCGCACAGATTGCAATGCAGATGGTTCAGGCATACGTTCAACAACCCGATGTTGCGGCTAGGGCGCAGTCTGACGAGGCTTTCGCTGCTCGCTTGCAGAAGTATGCAGGAGCCTACCAGTTCCAGCTACAACAAGCCCAGAATGCTGAAATCGGAAAAATTGGAGTTGCTCCCGCTGAAATGGGTGGTATAAATCTTCAAGACATGAATCAACAATAATGCCTAAATACGGAGACATAAACCCAATAAATAACCTTATTTTTGTTCAGCGAGGTTCCACATATCCAAACGGAGAGTATTGGGTTTCAAGAGAAGTCTTTGATAATAGAAAGAAAACTTTACGTAATCAACAAAAAGAAAAACTTAGGTCAAATCCAGAATACGCAATAAATATAAAGGAAAAAGCTAAGGAAAGAGGAAGTCGGGTTGAAGTAAAGAAAAGACGTGTTGAGATCCACAAGATCAAGATGAAAAATGATCCGATTTACGCCATTAAATTCTTAACAAGAATGCGATTGGCGGCGTTGAAAAAAAGAAACGGAACAAACAAGTCCATCCCCTCTAGGCGGATGCTTGGAGCAGACCCATATATTTGCAAGCGGTTTCTAGAAGATCAATTTATTGACGGAATGAGTTGGCAGAATAGGGGTGATTGGCACATTGACCATTTTTTCCCAATAAGTCTTGCTAAAAACGAAAAAGATGTCCGTGTATTTTCTCATTTCACAAATATTCGTCCTTTATGGGCATCAGAAAATTTGATTAAACATGACACACCTCCATCTCCACAGGAAATGATTATGCGTGACCAATGGGTTGAGGGTTGGATAAAAACAAACTTCCAGCTACAACAGGCTCAGAACGCCGAGATTGGACGTATCGGAACAGCACCCGCCGAGATGGGTGGGGTAACAACTCAAGGAATGGAACAATAACAATATGAAACAAGGACTCTATTCAAACATCGCAGCTAAACGCAAACGCATCGCAGCCGGAAGCGGAGAGAAGATGAACAAGGTTGGCAGCAAGAAAGCACCTACTGCGAAAGACTTCCGCGACTCAGCTAAAACCGCTAAGAAAAAGTGAACAGGCTCAACAGTGACGTAGCCCGATGTGATGGCGAATGGGTTGAGGACGGCGCGGATTCCGGCTGGCGTGAAGGTTGCGAGACCTGCCTACGCAGAACCGCCCCTCGTCCAGAACAATACTCGCTGATTATTCCCCCTGCCATACTTGCTTTTTTCTGCGAATATCTGATTGAACCATAATGGAAAAGAGATTTACAAAAATAGTCACCAATCCCGCCACGGGACGCAAAAGAACCGTGAAGTTCGGGCAAGCTGGCAAGGCTGCTGATGGCGGAGATCGGATTCGTCCAGGCACAGCCAAGGGGGATGCTTATTGCGCCCGTTCCGCCAAGATCAAAGGTGACTGGAAGTCAGACCCCAACTCACCAAATAACCTTTCCCGCCGCAAGTGGAAATGTCGCGGAAGTAAATCAATGAAATAACTTCATCCGTAATCCCTCTTAACAATGGATCGACTGCGAATCAACGCATGAACTTGCAGGACGCTGCAAACTAGGTGTTCATATCTCAAAAATAACATGAGAGACTACAAAAAAGAGTATCAAGAATATCACGGGAAGCCAAAGCAGATCGCTCGCAGGGCTGGTCGTAACGCTGGACGTGCCAAGGCTGTGAAGCTGGGTATCGCATCCAACGGAGACGGCAAGGATGTTCACCACAAGAACAACAACCCGAAAGACAACCGCGCTAGCAACCTCGCCTCTACCTCCGTAAGCAAGAATCGCGGGTTTCCTCGCACAGCAAAAAACAAGCCTAAAGGACGACTCAAATGACCCCGCTACCTAAGCCAACCATCCAGCAAGCCGTTAACGCTCTATCCGACCGTGACGAGTTCAAAGCAATTATCCAGTTCATCCAAGACGAGCGCGAGAGATTCTTTGCCGACCTTCGCCAGTGTGTAGATACCAACGAGGTAATGAAGATCGTAGGCAGCGTTTCAACCTTGGATGAGCTTCTTTCCTTGTTGAAAAAAGAAGGTTGACTTTTCAACACTCTCTGCTTTTATTGCTTCGCCGTTTCGTTTTCGGCGTGTTTGTGTGTTCAGAGAGCCGTAGGGGTTAATCCTCTACGGTTCTTCTGTTTGAACAGGTCGATACACTGAACGCTGCGCGTCAGTGATCTTGGCTGTTCGGCGAAAAGCACGCGCATGTTTTTGCGTCGGTGTGCTTCCAGACTCCGACCGGATAAACCATCGGGTCTTGCTCGCGCCCGTATCCGGCGCGTCGGTATGACATCGCCCATTTTATGTTTGGACGCCAACCGCACCGGCCTTGCTTGCTTGGATGCACACGCATGGTTTGTGAGTCGCGGTGCGGATCATAGTGTTTGCAGTTGCCACAAATCGCCGAACAAGGCGCTGCACCTAATGACTGCCCCGCGAGCGGTTCAGGTGATTCGAGTGTCAGTATAGGGGCAGTCATAGGTGAGCTTGGTCGTTCTCGCTATAAATTTTCCTCTGACGGACAGCTTCAATGCCGTCTTGGTCGTCTTCAAGTTGGGATAGAGCGTTGGCGAGCGTAGCAGCCCCGATCTTCTCCACCTCATCATAAGGAGCCATCGACCACCCTGCGATGTAGTCAGCGATCTCCTTAATCGTGTAGGTTTGAACGGCTATCGGGCGTTTTCGGCACTGGTCAGCATGAGCGCATGCAGGGTATCCGCAGTCGTATCCGGAGTTCGGGCAGTTAAATTCTTTCGGCATATTTTCGGTTCGTTTCAGGTTATCAGGCTTGCGAGGTTTATTGGAGTCGTAATCTGGACTCCATCCTACGTGTCCTACTTGGAATTTATCGTTCATGTTTTTGTGTTGCGTGGTTAGTTTCCCTTTTCTCTCAGTCAAATCAAGAAGAATCAGTTCGCTTCGCTCAAAAAGATTCTCCCCGAGAGGATAAAGCCAAACCGATCTCTTAGGGCTGCGTTGCCGCATTCCTATGTTCCTTGGTTCACCATGCAGAACCCCTGCTTCCAGAGACCTGATTCGGTTTTACGCTCTTCCCCCCGTTTCGGATTTTTGCCGTTACGGATGCTAGATGACAGATCGGAGTCAGAGCTAGCCGCGAGCCTAATGGTGATGAAGTCTTGCGACCCCTTTGCCCGTTCTCATGGCTGACTCGTTCCAAGAGAAACTAGCCTAAATGAAAAGGACTAGCACGAGGAGGTAGGAAAACCCGTGCTAGTCCTTTAAGCCATGCGATCAAGCGGCGGCGTGGAAAACTTTAACGATGAGTCCTACCTCTCGTCGGCAGAAATCTACGCAGGTTTTTCTGACAACGCAAGAAAAAGTTTCAATGAATTTTTATCCCCTTAACATCACTATTGACAACAGCAACAAATTTGCGTTAGTGTGCTGCAAATCGCACCGCCGAGCGTAAATGGCGTTTCCAATATGAGCAATCCAGAAGCTACCGCTGAAGCTATCGAATCAGTGTCTAACCTGTCATTTGAAGAGCTTGTAGCTCAGAGAACGGCAAGACAAAATCCAGAACCTGAATCCGAGGAGCAACCCGAAGAAGAAGTAACCGAAACCGAGGAGGAAGAGATTCCCACCGAAGAAGAGGAAACCGAAACAGAGGAAGAACCCGAAGAGGAGGAAGAGGAAAGCGAAATTGATCTACTGTCGTTGACCACGGAGCAGATTCAATCTTTAGCCAAAAAGGGGAAGAGCCGACTCCTTCAACGGATTGGCGAGCTAACCGCTCAGAAGAAAGCCCTGGAGGAAAAGATTCAGTCTCAACCGGAAATCAAGGAAGTCCCTCAAGAACAAAATCCATTCCGCGAAATACAGTCATTCGATGACCTAAAGGCGAAATACAAGGAGCTTGAGAAAACCCTTGATTCAACTGATGAACTATTGGAGGAATACGAAGATTATCGTGCTGAAGACATAATCCTAGTTGGAGACCGCGAGTTCACCAAGCAGCAGATTCGTAAAGCTAACCGAAACGCACGTGAGGCGTTGACCAAATACATTCCCGCTCAACAGGCGCATCTTCAGCAGATCGCCCAGATGGAACAGCTAAAAGGTCAATACATCGCTGCGGCAGAAGAAGAAGTTCCCGACATCAAGGATGAAACCACAACTGTCGGAAAACAATTCAAGGATTTAATGTCTGACCCGCTTATCGAAAAGCTACGCAAACAAGTTCCTGAAATTGGCTACCAAATCGAATACATCCTGGCTCATGCTGCCAACTCCATCCATGGAGGAACGAGAATCAAGAAGCAACCTGCGGTGGGGACTAAACTGAAAGTCAGTCCATCTCCGTCCCCATTTGGAGCGGGTGCTGCGAAGTCCTCGACATCCCCCAAGGCAAAGGTGACGGACGCATACAGCCGCTTTGAAAAGAGTGGGAGTCCGGAAGAATGGGTTGCTGCTAGAATCGCTAAATACAAGTAAATTCAACCAACTAAGAAAATGCCTATCTCAAATACATATCAGCCATCAGCCCCCGCCGCCAAGTCCGGTCAGGGTTCCGCCGTCTCCAACCGTGAGGATTTAAGCAACGAGCTTTCCATCCTTGCCCCAGAAGAGACTCCTATCCTTTCGCTCTGCGGCAAGGGTAAAGCATCTGCCACCTACACCGAGTGGACTGTTGACAGCCTCGCATCCCCCGCAACCACGGGTATCAGCGAAGGTTCCGACGTTACCTCGTTCTCCGACAAGTTCGCGGATCGCGCCCGTCTTGGAAACTACATCCAACTCATGCGCCGTGACTACATTGTGTCCAACCTCCAGCAAGCCGTCACCAGTGTCGGACCAGCTAACGTGGCACAAGCGGAAGCGAAGTCCATGCGTGAAATCAAGCGCGACATCGAAGCAACCATCGCCTCCGATAACGAGATGACGGTTGAGAACGGTGCTGGCACTCCTTACGGAATGCGCGGTCTTGGTAAGTGGATTCAAACCACCGCCCAAGCAACCAACCCAGTCCCCGCTGCTTATCGCACCCCTTCTGGTTCGATTGTTTCTTCTACGCTCACTGAAACTACGTTCAACGGAATCATCGGTTCTATCTTTTCCCGTAACGGTGAGATGAACAGCCTGACTCTTGTTGCTAACGTTGCACTTCGCCAGCTTATCAGCAACTTCACCCGTTCGACTACTGCTGCTAGCAGCCAGACATACCACGTTAACCAAGACGCTACGAGCAAGCAGATCACCCTTTCGGTGAACCTGTATGACTCAGACTTTGGTATCATCAAGATCGTGAACGGCAATCCTAGCTGTATGCCAACTGGTTCGACCAACGTGGGCTACGTCCTCAATCCTAAGTATCTGGGCTTCAACACCCTGATTCCTATGGGTGCTACTCGTCTTGAGAACCAAGGTGGTGGCGAGCGCGGCTTCATTGACGTTGCTGGAACGCTTGTCTGTAAGCATCCTCAAGCCCACGGTAAAATCGCATACTAACCTAAACTAAGAAACAAATATGAAAGTTACTAATCAAGAAGTATTCAACGGGTTCACCGACATCCACAAGCTAACCGCTGCTGACATCACTGCTATTGGCACTGGTGGACAGCGCACAATCGCCCTCGTCCCTCCTGGTGGCGTGGTGACTGCCTGCGGCGTGTTTGAGGTAACGGACTTCGCTGGAACATCGACTAACCTCACCCTTGACGTTGGTGTCACTGGTGCAGACCCCGATGATTTCATCGACGCGCTTGACCTCGATGGTTTGACCAAAGCTGCCTTCAACACTGGAGACG